CTATTATGGAGATAAGCTTAGGAGATTGCACACCAAATTGGGAGTTATCATGAAAAATGATTACTACACAAGAGACGAACTAATAGAGATCATAAAGAACTTTGCCTATGCCTGTAACTGGGATACGGCGGACTTTGATATGGCTGAGCATCTAGGTGAGAAGTATTTCCCAATCTTTATTGGAGATGATGATGAAAGTATTTAGAATTGTACTTGATGTGGTCAGCACATCTTGGGAAACTGCTGATGCTTTTGTTGAGGCAGAGACTTTAGAAGAGGCCATCAAACTATTCAAAGATGACCCTGATTGTTATGACTGGGATAACTGGGAGACTCACGACAGTGAGACTCGTAGTTGGGAAGTCAACGAAGAGGAGTGTAGTAGGTATTTTAAGGAGGATAACGATGGGTAGCTTAAAATCATTCATGCTACTTGAGGGTGGTGATGATATTGTTTGGAAAAGGGGTGGACAAACTTACGAGGGTAGGGTAGAATGTCTACAGTCCGATACCCACTCCATGACTGGTGAGGCCTACGTCGTATCTCATATGGATGGGCCTGTTCTTAAAGAATACACAGTGTATCCTTCCGAAGTTTGTTTCAATGAGATGATTAAGGCTCGTAAAACTTCCGACCGAATGGATACCTTAATAAGAGGAGATGATTTAAATGATTAGAAAACTTGCATTAGCCTTGACATCATTGCTTGCTGGGTGTTCAACCACCAGTTGGTTTAGTAAGGATATGGTCCCAACTGATATGCCTGCTGCCATCAGCAGCTCATCAGCCTGTAGCCCTATGCTTGGATGGCTTGGTGGTATCTGTATCCTAGGAGGCATGGTTCTCTTAGTAATTACACGAGGTTCCATGGGCTGGAGACCAGTCATTGGAGGTCTCATCTTTATAGGAATTAATTATGCGCTATATATGTATGGTCATTGGTTTTTCCTGCCTGTGGCTATTGCAACTGGTGCAATCAGCTTGGCATGGAGTGGTAAAATTGTGTGGAAGATTGTTAATGATGATAAACTTAAACTTAAGGAGTTAAAACTATGATGAGTTCTATATTAGGTACTATATTTTATACTATTGTTGTATTTGTACTCGGAGCATTTGTTGGCCGCCCGGCTTTTTCGTGGCTGAACAAGTATCTCCCTTGGAATATGTGGCAGTAGGATTAAGAAAAGTGAGATGTAAATGTCTAAGGTAATATCCCGAAGTAGGTGCCCAAAGTGTGCCTCTAATGGCAACGACACCGCTGGCGATAACCTCGCTATCTATGAAGATGGCGGTAAGTATTGCTTTGCTTGTAAGTATACACAAAAAGGATTTAATAGTTTGAGTAATTCTGTAGAAGAAGAGTATGTACCACCACCCGTAGAAAAGAAGACCACTGGTCTTAAGTTTCTCAATGGTAACATCACTGCTATTCCAGAACGCAAGATAAGTGCCGACACCTGCCGCAAGTATGGCTATGAGACCTTGGTCTCCAATGGCAAGCGTGTAGAGATCGCATCATTCTTTCGTGATGGTCAGATGGTAGGCCAGAAACTACGTGGTCCTAACAAGACCTTCCAATGGAGAGGACAGACTGTCAACACTCCTTTGTGGGGTCAAGATTTGTTCAAGGCCAAGGGTGGCCGTATGATTACCATTACCGAAGGTGAGATAGATTGTCTGTCAGTCAGCCAACTCTTGAACAATAGGTGGCCTGTGGTTTCGTTACCCAACGGAGCCGCCGGTGCTGCTAGGGCAATCAAGGATAACCTTGAGTTCATCTCTTCCTATGACGAGATCATTCTAATGTTTGATCAAGATGAGGCTGGTCGAGATGCTGTTCAAGCAGTAGCCGATTTACTACCTCCCGGTAAATGTAAGGTAGCCAAACTACCTTATAAGGATGCCAACGAATGTCTCGTGAATGGCCAAGGAAAGGCTGTGGTATCTGCTATTTGGGAAGCCCAACACTATAGTCCAGATGAAATTGTTCATGTGTCTCAGGTCATTGCTGATCCGAACATGGAACATACTAAGGTGTATCCCTTTCCGTTCGACAACCTGTCTGAGTTCTTACTTGGTCAGCGGTCTGGTGAAGTTACTCTTTGGGCTAGCGGTACTGGGAGTGGCAAGTCTACTATCCTTCGTGAGCTCATGCATCACCACTTGACCGAGGGTCGTAGTGTGGGTGCTATCATGCTCGAAGAGTCTCCACAAGAGACTGTAGATGATATGATCTCTTTGATCTTGAACAAACCCGTCCGAGCCATTCGAGCTAAGAAGCTAATGAATGAACTCCGAGAGAAGTTAGGCAAGCCTATTATTGAGGTAGATATAATTGATGACCTCACTGACGAGGAGTATGCCGAAGCAAGGAAAACACTGGAGACTACCAGCCTCTATGTTTATGATCATCTTGGTAATTCTGCTCTGGAGAATCTCTGTGCAAGAATGGAGTTCATGGCGGTATCCCTAGGAGTTGATGTCATTGTTCTTGATCACATCACTGCTGCGGCTGCTGGTTTATTGAATACTTCTTCTGATTATGATAATTCTAATTCCGAGAGATTGTTGATTGACAATATCATGAAGGAACTAAGATCATTAGTCAGTAGAACAGGTGTTAGAATTGATGTTGTATCCCAACTGAAGAAGACGATCAAGTCTTACGAAGAAGGGGATCGTATTACACTTCAAGATCTTAGAGGCTCTGGTTCTCTGGCTTCTGTACCCAATGTCGTTGTTGCCCTTGAACGAGACAGGCAGAACCCAGATCCAGTAGTTGCTAATACCACTACAGTTAGGGTTCTGAAGAACAGATTAACTGGCAGGGCTGGTATTGCTACGTGTTTATTCTACGACCGCTGTAGTGGCAGACTCAGGGAGATGGAGTTTGCGGTTACTGACGAGGGTAAGGTAATTACGGACCCAGACTCATGATTGTAGTATCAGGCATGCCCCGGAGTGGCTCAAGTCTAATGATGCAGACCCTAAAGCATCTTGGAGTTCCCCTCATTGGTGAAAATGATTACGCCTTTGAGGGGAACAGCTACCTCCACAGCCAAGAAGTTCCTGCTGAAGACCAAGAAAGAATAGCCAGCCATAATCCTTGGGGTTATTATGAGATACCGTTTGAAGATCACATTGATTATATCCTCAACAACCACCCCGGCAAGGCTATGAAAATATTAGGGCCTGTATTAATTACTCTGATTCCTATTAAAAATATAGAACGTGTGATACTATGTGAGCGTGGAGATAAGGATGCCCAAGCCACAAGCTTTGAAAAACTAGCTAAACTAGATATAGAAGTTATGGACAAAGAGATTGAAGCTGGACGTATGGATCCCCTAAGCATGCGAGCAAAGTCTATAGAAGTATATAGGACTATGAACCTTGAAGACTATAAACGATTAATTGACTTTGGTCATCGATCTATCCAACGGTGGTGGCAAGACCATGATATTAAATTCAAGACTTGGTTTTTTGAAGATATGTTAGAGACCTGTGGTTCCAGTAGTTATTATTCCAGCACCGAGTTTAGTATCAGAGAAATACAAAGGTTCTTGGGATTACAAGGACCAATAGATAAGACAATAGAAAATGTAAGGAAATGAAAAATGAGACTAGCTTTCGACATCGAGGCTAACGGCCTGAGCGAAGTCACAATCGAAAAGAAGGGTGTAGCTACACCTGAGGGTGATAATATCTTCTGCTTGTGTATACAAGACGTAGATACCGGAGAAAAACAAACGTTCTTGGAAGAGGACATGGAAGAAGGCGTTGAGGTACTGAGGAAAGCTGACTTAATTATTGGTCATAATGTAATCATGTACGATATTCCCATGCTTGAGAGATACTATGGACCTATTGAGACAAAGGCGTTCGATACTTTAATAGTATCTAGATTAATGTATCCCGATAGACAGGACCATCCCCTTGGTTCTAACAGTCTCAAGGCTTGGGGTGAGTACCTTGACTGTCCCAAGCAAGAGTTCCACGATTTCTTTGCCTTGTCAGAGAAGATGGTGGAATACTGTGTTCAGGATGTAGAGGTAACCACAAAGGTATTCCATACCGAACAAAGATATGCCAAGCAGTTTCCCAAGTCGGTAAAGTTGGAGCATAAAGTCGCTAGAATCATATCAAACCAAATCGTTAATGGCTTTGGCTTTGATATGGAACGTGCCGAAGAACTTGAGGGTGATCTTCTTATGGAGAAGGTAGGTATCGAAGATGAGTTAGGACAAATCTTCCCTCCTTATGTAGAAGAAAGATACTCTGACAAGACTGGTAAGCGGTTAAAGGATAAGGTTACTATATTTAATCCCAGTTCACGTAAACAAATTGCTGAGAGATTGCATACTAAGTATGGGTGGAATCCCCCAAAGACTGAGAAGGGTAATCCCAAGGTAGACGAAGCGGTTCTAAAGAAGCTACCTTATCATGAGGCCAAGGAATTGGTAAGGTACTTTGCTATTACTAAACTACTTAGTCAAGTAGAGGATTGGATTAGCAGGGCTACTGTCTCTCGTGACGGCAGGGTACACGGTGGGGTTAATACCCAAGGTACTGTTACAGGACGCATGACGGCTTCTCAGCCCAACCTACAACAAGTATCGGGTGACTCAAGAGCTAGGTCTCTGTTTGTCCCCCGGAAGAACTGGGTTGAGGTAGGGGTAGATGCTTCGGGTCTTGAGGCTAGGCTACTGGCCAGTCGCATGGCTAGGTGGGATAAGGGTGACTTTGCTCATCAGGTTCTCAATGATGACATACATAAAGTTAATCAAGAGGCCGCTGGTTTACCAGACAGAGACTCTGCGAAGACCTTTTTCTACGCCCTTATATATGGAGCTGGTGACCTGAAGATCGGACAGATCGTAGGCAGTGGCCCAAAGAAAGGTAAGGAAATTAAGAGACAGTATCTTGATTCCATGCCAGCCCTGAAGCAACTGCTTGCTAATGTAGAGTGGCAGGTACAACGTAAGAAAACAATTACATTGTTAGACGGACGAGAAGTACCTTGCAGAGCAGTACACAAAGCATTGAATGTACAACTACAAGGTGACGGTGCTATACTAATGAAGTTAGCTCAATTATTATTCCACCGAAGTCTTAAGCCGTTTAGAAATCAAGTTGAGTTTATGGCAACTGTTCACGACGAGTGGCAGTTAGAGTGTGATCCCGTCATTGCTGACATCATAGGTACACTAGGTTGTCAAGCAATCAAGAAAGCAGGTAAGGTTCTTGGTTGTCAGATTGAAATGGACGGGGAGTTTAGAATTGGAAAAAATTGGTCGGAGTGTCATTGATGAGTAAGTATTTGAAAATTTATATAGCAGGTCCTATGAGGGGAATTAAAGATCTTAATCGAAAAGAGTTCGGTAGAGCTGAAGAAAAACTTAAGGCCAAGGGAATCTATCAGATTATAAACCCTTGTATTTCTGATATTGATTCAGGTTTAACAGACGAGGAACTAGAAACTCCAAAGGGATTGAAGATTGTTATGGCTAGAGACTTGACTGATGTCTGTTCTTGTGATAGCATATACATGTTACACGGTTGGCAGAAATCCGAAGGAGCTAGAATTGAACACGATTTGGCCGTCATGTTAAACTTGATAATCCTTTATCAATGAATCCCAAACTAACCGAAACCAATGTTAAAGTTATTTTTTATGGTAAATCTACCCATAAGGATTGGAAAGCATGGGTATATCGATTCATATCCCGACAAGATATGACACACACTGTTGTTTGGTTTACGCAATCAGATAGGGAATACGTGTACGTCATAAACACAAAGGGTGGGATGTATTTAGTAGAAAAATCTAAGTATGAGTGGATATTAAAGAGACAGGGTATGGTGATAGAAGAAACCGTAGTCGATCTTGGTTCAGCTCCCGTCAGTTTATATCAGCTCAGTTCTTTCCTAGATAGACCTGAGTTTCGTTTATCGAATACTTTCGAGAACTCTTTCTGGTGGTTAGTTGGTCGATTCATTTCAAAAACTTACACACCAATGTCGTGTTCTTTAGCTACAAGTTATTTATTAAGAATGTGTGGATTCAAGGTTGATCTTCATATAGCCCCACATCTACTACACAAGGAGCTCCGAGATGGAGTTGATAATCATTTCTGGACCAGCAAGGGTTGGCAAGAGCACACTAGCTAATCTTTTGGCAAAGGAATCCTTTGAACTTGGCCTTGTTCCTAAGCTATTGTCGTTTGCAGATCCCCTTAAGGAAGAAGCAGAAGAGAGAGGCTATTCTAAGGAGAAGGATACCGAAGAGTATCGAAAGTTTTGTCAAGAATTAGGGGCTAGTTATCGTGAAGTGAATCCAGATCACTGGGTAACTTTATTTGAAAGAAAACTTAACACAGTTCTTATAGAAGAACAGGTAGACTTACATAAGAATAATCCTTACTGGGAGAGGTGTGTAATAGTAGATGATTGTAGGTATCAAAACGAAGTCGGGCTCGGTTTGAAGTATAATGCCACTATGATTTTTCTATCCTCTGGTAACAGAGATTTACCAGAAGCAAATGCTTCTTGGAGAAAGCACCACTCTGAAACGTTAGCTAAAGAGGTTGAGAATGGGGATGAAGAGAAAATTCAATGGTATGATTTCCACCTATTAAATGATGGAGACATTGAAAGTCTCTCGATTAAAGCGAGGACTATGGCCCCTATCTGGTGTGGTCTACAAGCTAATTCTTTAGCCACTAACCTAGAAGACCTGAGTACTTCTGGTTCGTTAGAAGGTATGGATGAAATGCTCAGTGAGCTAATTGACATCTTAATGAAGGAGTTTGAGGATGGAGAAGATCCCCCCGTGCCCGACGACGGCAGCGATTGATGCTGACATTGTTGCTTACCGTGTAGCTCTTAGGGCTGAGTCTGATGACCCTGCATTTATTCCCCAGATGATTGAGGAATGCCTAGAGAACTGGTTGCCAGCTGAGACAGATGAGTTTACGATGTGTCTCAGCTGTAGCCGCAAAGATAACTACCGAAGAGAAGTCTGGCCTCGCTATAAGATGAGTCGGGAAGGTCAGCCTACCCCCGAATATCTCTCAGAAGTACGAGATTATATGTTTGATGTCTATAACTGTGAGTTTATAGATAAGCTGGAGGCTGATGACATCCTTGGGATGCGAGCCTCAGGCTACGAGGCGGTTTCTGTGACGATTGACAAGGACTTGAGGTGTGTGCCGGGATGGCACTTCAATCCGGACAAGGAAGATGCTCCTGTACATATCACCGAAGAGGAAGCAGATGAATTCTTCTTGGTCCAGTGGATGGCAGGAGATAGTACTGATACAATCCCCGGTCTTTGGCGAATAGGGCACAAAAGAGCCCGATCTTTCCTCAAAAAGTGGGAAGGTGAGGACATAATTCAAAATATTATAGACATGTATTCAGATAAAAAGTATATTCCTAAGCATACGTGCGATCTTGAGGGCTTAGACTTGGCTCTTGCCATGGCTAGGTGCGTTAGGATCCTACGAAACGG